AGTTCGCAGTTAATCATAACTAATCCGCCTTGGGATAGAAAACTATTACATAGGATGATAGACCACTTTTCACCAATGAAACCAACATGGTTGTTATTTGATGCAGAATGGCCTAACACGATACAGAGTATTCCATATATGGAGAAGTGCAAAAAGATTGTAAGTATTGGTCGTGTTATGTGGTTTGGTGGTACAAGCGGTAAAGATTCATGTGCATGGTATCTCTTTCACGACACACCAAAAGTCACCCCTACAGAATATTGGGGTAGAACACCAAAAAAAGTTGCTAATTTAGAAAAGTTTTTGTAAAAACCTCTTGACATTTGTTATTAAAACAAGTATACTGTATAAGTAAGATGAGGTGATTCGGTATGGTAATTCATGTTTTTGGTATGACAGATGAACAGGTGCAAAGGGCATCTCGTATCTGGGATATCGACTTTGTGCATAGATGGCATGACCATCGTTCACATGGTGACATAGATTGGGATACTGACACTTTAATATTCGCTGGTCGAACTTCTGATGACAGAATATCTGATTGGAGTTGGCAAGACCAAGAATTAAATTGAAAAAAGTTCTAAAAACATCTTGACATTTGTTATTAGAACGTATATAATGTAATAGTAAAGTGAAAAAACGGAGAAATATATTATGGCACATGAACTTGAAATCGTAAATGGTGAAGCACAAATGGCGTATGTCGGTGATTTACCTTGGCATGGACTTGGTACTAAAGTTGAGGCAGACCTCACACCAGACCAATTCCAAAAGGTTGCTGGACTTGATTGGACAGTAGAGAAACAACCACTTGTTACATCAACAGGTGTAAAAATCAAAAACAAAGAAGCGTTGGTTCGCTCTTCTGACAACTCTGTATTAGATGTTGTTGGTACAGGTTGGAATCCTGTGCAGAACTCAGAAGCGTTTGAATTCTTCCATGAGTATGTAATGGCTGGTGACATGGAAATGCACACCGCTGGTTCACTCAAGGATGGTCAGATGGTTTGGGCACTTGCAAAGTGTAAAGAATCATTTGAGTTATTCAACGGTGACGTTACAGAGAACTACTTCTTGTTCTCAAACCCACATCAGTTTGGTAAAGCGATTAACATTCGTATGACACCAATTCGTGTTGTGTGTAACAATACTCTAACATTGTCTCTTTCACAAAATGCAGATAAAATGGTAACGGTAAATCACCGTAAGGCATTTGACCCTGCTGAAGTGAAAGAACAGATGGGTATTGCCCGTCAGAAAATGGAAGAGTACAAATCAATGGCTGCGTACCTTGGTTCTAAACCATATACAGGTGAAAACGTAATCCAATACTTCAATGAAGTCTTTGGTTCGCCGGCGAAAGAAAAGGTTGAGGGTGTTGTTCCCTTCACATCTCGTAACTCAAAGACTGCCTTTGAGAACTTGGATGTACAACCTGGCGCAGAGTTTGCTCAAGGTTCTTGGTGGACTGCATTTAACTCAGTGACCAACATGACTGACCACCTTCAAGGACGGTCAAATGATGGACGTTTAGTATCTTCATGGTATGGACGAAATCGTAAAGTGAAGTTGAATGCACTGGATAAGGCACTTGAATACGCTGACGCTGCGTAAAAATGTCCAAGAGGGGTTGAAAAATCTCTCTTGGATACTATATAAATACTATTGATATGCCGATAATCGGGTATCAAATTTATCTTGCTTAACAAAGGAGAAAAACAATGGTAAATGCTTACACACTTGATCCATCTAGGATCGCAACTTATTCTGTCGGTTTTGATAGAATGTTTGATAGTCTAATGGGAGCTAACAGAGTTAGTTCAACAGCAATGTCAAACTATCCCCCTTACAATATTGTAAAACATAGTGACGATATGTACACTATTGAGATTGCAGTCGCTGGATTTTCGAAAGACGAAATTGAAATTGAGTCAAAAGAAAATACACTTACTGTAAAATCTATTGATATTGAAACTTCTGAAGTAGAAAAGAAACCAGAGTATCTACATAAAGGTATTTCTGCACGTTCTTTTAATAAGACGTTTACAGTATCAGATGACGTTATTGTGAAGGGTGCTGATTTAAAAGACGGACTTCTTTATATTCAACTGGAAAGAATTATTCCAGAAGAAAAGAAAGCTCGTTCAATTAAAATTAAGTAAATAAAGTGTGGAGTGCCTATTGACATAGGCGCTCCTTTATGTTATAGTATGTTAAATAATGAAATAGGATGAAAAAAGTGAAACATATTGATTACAAATATTCAGAAGATTTGATTCTGAAAGAATTACAAGAGTATATAGATGTAACCTATAATGCTCACTACTCTCATAACAAATTTCAAGCAACAGAATTCATCATGGACTCGGGCCATGGAGAAGGTTTCTGTATTGGCAATATTCTAAAATATTCGCAACGATACGGAAAAAAAGATGGCAAGAACAGAAATGACTTGCTTAAAGTGATCCATTATGGTATAATGGCTCTTCATAATCACGACACAACGGAGAATAATTGAATATGAAACTTAGTAATGATACAAGAGAAGTTCTAAAGAACTTTTCCACCATTAACCAGAACCTTCTGGTAAAAAATGGGAATTTGATTGGTACAATGTCTGCAATGAAAAACATTGTATCAAAGGCAACTATTCCAGATACTTTCGATAATGAATTTGCAATATATGACTTGAACGAGTTCTTGTCTGCATTGTCACTATTCAAAGACCCAACACTGTCTTTCGATGAGAAAAGTGTTAAACTTAGTGAAGAGGGTGGTGGTAGTAAACTGACTTACATGTTCAGTGATCCTTCTATCGTTACTGTTGCTAAAACAGATATCACAATGCCTTCAGTGGATGTAGATTTTACATTTACTCAAGACACATTCAACCAAATCCAAAAGGCATCTGCCGTACTTGGTGTTCCAGATGTAGTACTAAAAGGTTCTACTGGTGGTAATATCGAACTATTGGTTACTGATCGTAAGAATGACACTTCAAACGATTTCAGTATTGTTGTTGGTGAAAATTCACCTAGCGACTTCACATTCTACTTCAAAGTAGAAAACTTGAAACTCCTCTCTGGTGATTATAAGGTAGAAGTATCAAAACAAGGCATCTCACATTTTACTAATCTGACAAAGCCTGTTGAATACTATATTGCTCTAGAAGCTGCCTAAACCAGAAGGATTTTTATTATGAATGATGTGATGTTATGGGTGGAGAAATACCGCCCAAGTAGAATCAGTGATTGTGTTCTCACTGATGATTTAAAGAAGACTTTCCAGACCTTTGTAGATGATGGACATATTCCTAATCTTCTACTATCAGGTGGGCCTGGGGTGGGTAAGACCACAGTTGCGAAAGCTATGCTTGACGAACTTGGTGCCACTTATATGATGATAAACGGTTCTGAGGAATCGGGTATTGATGTTCTCCGAAATAAGATTAAGAACTTTGCTTCTACTGTCTCTATGGATGGTAATCGCAAGTTCGTAATCTTGGATGAGGCAGATTACCTAAATCCTCAATCCACACAGCCTGCGTTGCGTGGTTTCATCGAAGAGTTCCACAAGAATTGTGGTTTTATTCTGACATGTAACTTTAAAAACCGTATCATCGAACCTCTCCACAGTCGTTGTTCTGTTATAGAATTTCGTATTCCATCAACTGAAAAACCTAAACTCGCTGGTGAATTCTTCCATCGTGTACAGGATGTTCTTAAAACAGAACAGGTTCAATTCGAACCTAAAGCTGTTGCTGGTGTTGTGGAGAAACATTTTCCAGATTGGAGAAGAGTTCTAAATGAACTCCAAAGATACTCTGCATCTGGTATGATTGATGCTGGTGTTCTAGTCAATTTGTCTGAAACCAATATGAAAGATTTGACAACTTTCCTTAAAGAAAAGGATTTCAAGTCTATTCGTAAATGGGTTGCAAACAATCTAGACAATGACCCATCTCGTATGTATCGTAAAGTATATGATACATTGTATGATGCAGTCAATCCATCAACTGTCCCTCATCTTGTTCTTGCAACAGCAGACTACTCATATAAATCTGCATTTGTAGCCGACCAAGAAATCAATATGCTTGCATATATGATTGAAATTATGTCACAGGTTAATTTCAAATGAGTGGATATGAACTAAAACACTACCTAAAATCAATGAATGAAACAAAGGAAAATCTGATGGAATCAGATGATCCTATGTGGGAAAAGAAGTATTCTCCATTCATTATAAATAAATGTCTCGCACCATTCAATGATACTATTGCATTGGTCAATGAGATGAATATGCGTCACCACCTTGATTCAAAACTACAATATGACTTTTTACTAAATACTATTAGGTCTAAGAAACGATATGCGCCTTGGGTAAAGGCTGATAAGTTGAAAAACCTACAAATAGTAAAAGAATATTATGGTTATAGTAATGAGAAAGCGAAGCAAGCATTGTCTATACTTAATCATGACCAGATAAAGGCTATCAAAGATAGTTTGAACAAAGGTGGAAGAAAATGAATGAAATTGATTGGCATCCCGAAGCGATGCTGGAAGTAAAACTAAAAGAACCAGATGACTTCCTAAAGGTTCGTGAGACACTATCAAGGATTGGTGTTGCCTCTCGTAAAGAGAGAAAGTTATATCAGTCGTGTCACATCCTACACAAACAGGGTAAGTATTACATTGTGCATTTTAAAGAGTTATTTGCATTAGATGGTAAAGATACTAATCTAAATGAAAACGATGTTTCAAGACGTAACTCTATTGCTGGACTATTAGGTGATTGGGGATTGATTGAAATTGTTGGAAGTGCTGAACCTAAGGCTCCTCTATCTCAAATTAAGGTAATTGCCTTTAAAGAGAAAAATGAGTGGGAGTTGGAGACTAAGTATAACATAGGTAAAAAGAGAGAATCTTAATTGGCACAGTCGTTTTCGGATTTCATTGTTGAAGAAAAAACAGAGGAAAACTATAAGGTAGTTATCCTTACAGTAGAGTTTGGCGATAAGTCAATCACTGCAAAGAAGTTTGAGAAAGAAGCTCAGAAGATGGGAATGGAAACCTTCCTTGCCAACTTCAAAGAAGTTTCATTGTCTTTCAACAATGGAAAACACACATTATCCGATAACAATAATAGTATTGACGTAAGTAAAGACGATACGGTTGTATTTGTTCGTGGTACGCCAACAAGAGATAGTATGTTAGATTTAATCTCTGAGTTGGAACGAATTGGTATTAGTTGTATTAATAACAGAACTACAATTAGTATCTGTGCAGATAAGTACAGAAGTTATGTTCGACTTAAAGATTTTAAACTACTCCAACCAAAGACAGTTCTAATTCCTAATGAAGATAGTATTGATTCTGCATTAGAAGAACTTGATACAAAATTCCCAATCATCCTTAAAACTCTTAGGGGTTCTAAAGGTGTTGGTGTACTGTTTATTGAATCAAAGAGAGCCTTAGATTCAATTGTGCAGTTGTTATACAAACAAGATAAAGATACAGATATTCTTATACAAGAGTATATGAAAACAGATTATGATGTTCGTGCGGTAATTGTTGGTAATAAGATTATTGGAACTATGCGTAGAGATGTGATTGAAGGTGATTTCAGATCAAATGTATCTCAAGGTGCAAAACCAAAACCATACAAATTATCAGAAGAAGAAGTACGTCAATGTTTAATTGCTGCGAAGGCTGTTGATGGTGATTGTGTTGCAGTTGACTTTATTCCATATAAAGGACAACCATACTTTCTAGAAGTAAACAGTTCGCCTGGCACAGACGGTATTGAAGATGCTAACTCTGGACTAAACATTGCAAAGGAAATTATTCAACATTACAAAAATACAGAATCTAGATACTCTGCCCCCACCAAATGTGGATACCATGAAGTAGTATCCGTATTACCATTTGGTGAGATGGAAGGCAAGTTCGATACTGGAAATGGAATACTTTCTGTATTACATGCAGAAGATATAAAGATTAATGGTAAGAAGATTACTTTCACATTGAACGGTAAAACAATTACTACTAATCTTGTTAAGATGTACGAAGCAACAACTGGTGGTGGTGTAGATAGACGGCCTGTTGTTGAGTTGGACATGGAATTCATGGGTCACAGTTATCAGTTCATGTTTGGCCTTGATGATAGAAGTGAAATGGGAACTGATGTTCTTCTAAATAGGTTCGCAATGACAAAAATGAATGTCATGGTTGACCCTCAGAAGAAGTTCATTATTACAACAATGAAAGGTAAAGATAATGATGCTTAATGCTATAAAATTACATAACGAAGGCAAGATTGCTCTACACAAAGCAAACATTGCAGTATACTTAAAGAATCCAGCTGGTATCGGAGAACATTCAGATATCGCAGAAGCAGTAGAATCAGAATTGGTTAAAATTGCAGATGCACAAGATGTTATTGACATGATTGAAAAACACTTTTCTTCTGACGAACAAATGCCACTTTTCTCTTGACATTTCCCCCTAACCACTATATAATGAAACTAATTGACAAGGGAAAATGTTTTGAAA